TTTTGTTATCGGATATTCGGACACCTATGTGATGTCTGATTGTTGTATAGTCGATCATATCATAATGGAACATAGTAGCCCCGATAATATGAATGAGTCGTTAATGAGTATGTTGAATAGGCATACCCCCGATGAATTCGCAAAACGACTATATGCATACTGTAAATCCACATTGAAAGCCGATTCAAACACGACAGCGAGTGAGAACGTTAAGACAACATATTCACTGTCAATGTTTGGACCAAATCAAAATACGAAAACGTGGTTATACTATCGGCCAGTTACAAGAGACTGGACTGCCCAATACATAGATAAGGGAGTTTATAAAACCGATGACATTAGTAAATTTATTGCATTTATAAATACCCTTGATATGTCAATGATCGATATTGATTTGTATGTATCAAAGTTCAAAGCATCCGGAGCCGGAACAATTGAACATATAATGTTAAAGGATTTGTTCAAAACGTTCTTTAAAGTTCCAAAATTCTACTAAAATACGTGAAAATATGTACGTTATTGAAACATATGATAACTTATTGAGGAATGATTGAAATGGCATACCCAAATGGAAACAGACTAAATCCAAGCCCTTTAAAATTTGGTGACATTGAACAATACGTTAACGTGATGCAAGCCTTTAGCTCCTATGAATTGCCGAGCTTTAACATCGTCTCCCCACTAGGCCCACTGACTGAGAGCCTTGTAAAGAGCCATTCAAAAATGCAAGATGAAACCGAATCCAATGTTAATAAAAAATCTCGTGATCTAGAGTTACGGGATACTCTTTCAAAAGCTTCAACATCTACTACCGTAAAGCTGCCGGATACCTTGAAGGAATGCAAGCCTCTAAACACGCCAGAGGTCTTGGAAGCTCTAAACTCCCCGTTAAATCAAGCTTCCGTAACATTCCAGCATGACCCATTACACGGCATAGAGCGATTTAAGCTTATAAGCATTCAAAACGTTCTGCCCGTTAATGAACTTCCAGTGCTGTATCTATATGGTAGAGCGGCCTTTTATGAATCGGCCTGTAATGACGGTACAATGAAGTATCTTACGGTCAGATATGAAGGAGTGACAAAAAGGTATCTGATCGGTAAAGCAGTTGTAGACAAAAAGGAACTCGCGTGGATCATTCGCACTATGAAAATTGCCGGCTCGTGCCTGGTCAATGTAAATAAGAAGATTAAAAAAGTATCTTCTAAAGCAGGTAAAACGTTTACTGTGAATATCTGAGCAGGTGATTACATGGTTGATTGTGGGAGCTTCAGGGCTCCCTACAGATACGAAGGAATCGTAAATAGTTGCCTTAGATTTGATAATTGTCAAGTTAAAGATCTAAGACCGCGAGAAATAAAGAAGGTTCTATTTGGTATTCAGTTTAATGATGTGGAGGAATAATATGTCGAAAGCTAAAAGGTTTATTAATTACCATGTGTCCAGAAACTCGCCTTATTATGCAAATTACTTTTTAAATATTGCTCAAAAATGGGTTAGTGAAAATTTGAACAGTGACGCGCGGAATGGACCGCTTTACATAATGTATGCTACTCGAGACCGGTATTCAGTCAGGTTTATTGGATGTGGCATAGAACTCTGGGTTCCAAAAACCGAGGTTAGGTTATGCCGGTAAAATATGACCTGATTAAATATACCTCGTGGTCTACTAAGATGAAAATTGCCTTTTGGTGTTTCCATCCATTCAAGTACATTTCATTCTTATATCTAAAATGGAAGTATAAAGGTTATTTATAACCTTTATCTATCTTTTTTTATAGTCGTTTTGTGACAATTTGGGCCCCTGCAGCGGAGACTATTTATCCCAATTGTGTTATGACTGGTTAATGTATACTCTGTTTAGTTTTTTAGTTAGGTATTTGATAGTATATTCCGTTGGAGTCATTTTAACCCTATTTAAATCAATCACTGTTTTATATCCACTGCCTTCTTCTAGCATATGTTGAACTTTTGCAACAACGTAAGTGCCGGATACTGTAACCCCTTTAAGGTCCAGAGTCAGAAATTCGACTTCTACTAAGTCCCCTTTCTTTGCGTCTGGTGTCCCTTCCAGAGTGCAAGAGATCGATACATAAGGTTCGTTTGACCCTTCTAATAGCCCTTCAGCTACCTTCAGACACAACGATGTCGATAGTATCCATGAGTAGGTATCAAGCGAGTACCTGGGCCCATATAGGGCAACTGAGGCAGTGTCTGAGGCACTGGCGGAGTACGGTAAGCCTGTGCTTTCATTAGTCCCTCCATTTACATAGCGATAAGTTTTAACATCCTCGCCAACAAGGTCCACGGTTGCAGCTAATAACCTATTACTTCCTTCTTTTATTTTGTACTTCCATGTTTCAACAGTAGGCAGCGACTTAAAGGTTAGATAAATGTGCTGTAACACTCCCCATCTATCATATTCTTGGCGGGTATCGAAGTACATAGTATAACCGGATGCTTCTTCGATGTCCTGCATAACAGTTGATAGGTATAATTTTTTAGCCTCAACGTTGAACGCCGTAAAGGTTAGGCCTGCCTCTACGTCGTCGGCATTATATTCAACCCTGCTTAATTTATCAGCCTCCGCCATTAGGGTTGATATGATCATTTTTGCGTCTACGGTTGTAGCCCAATTATGAGATACTAATTCAAGGGTTTCAAAAACCTCATAAATATGCCCTACGCATTGAAGTGTTACAGTTGCCCCGTTGCCGTAATCTTTTGAAATGTTCTGAATTTTTCCCTCAAAAATCGGGACCATTACCACAAGTTCTTTAGGATGATAACTGATCGATACACTGAGTTTGATTACGTCATCAAATTCTATTGATGTCATGGACTGCACACCAGAAAGCTCTTCATTCGCTATAACTTTTATACTTGCTTCTGGCGAGTTCTCAAATGGCAAACTATCAGCCGTTGAAAACGAAATAACCGGAGGATAATAAATTTCTCCGGTTGCTTTCTGAATCCGTGCCTCGTATTGATAAAGTCGTATCATGATTTACCCTCGTTATGATATTATCTGTGTGTCTCTGTATTCCACGGACAATACAGCACTACATTTACCATCTCCCCCTACCTCTACACCTATTGAATTAGGGTTTATAGTCGAGTATATTTTTAGTCTCCTAGCATCGATGGTGTCCATCGACCCATAAATTAGCATTTGACCGAACTTACAGGATTTCCCAGACAGGTTGTATATTTTCACGTAATACTTATGGTTGCCTCGGATTGGTTCATGCCCTGCTGCATCAAGAACCCTTACAACCTCGGAGTTTTCCACCGCAGTAGTTGTATTAGAATCCACGTCGTAAAATGTACCTGGACCGCTTCCGGTGTCAATTGCAAAAGCTATCTGAGGTATTCCGGCAACAACCAACATTTTGATGAAAGGAACTCCTGAGCATGGATAATAAGATGCCATTGGAAACGTAATAGACCCGCCAGATGGAATATATATTGTCTGTGCGCTAGCATCTCGGGTAACTCCTCCAACTATTTCATGAGCATTAGAGGTATAATTATCATCTGCGAATGCTTCGAGGTATCTATAACTACCAGTGCCATTTTTATTTATTTCCGCCTGATATCCTGGGGGCAGGCTCTCGCATACCTGCAATACTATCCGTGGATCGTAGGTATTGTATATATAAATAGGTACATCTTTTGTAAGCGAAGCGTTAAGAACTTCTTCAAACTGATACCAGAAAGCTGTAACGGTCCCTACATATCCGGTCTTTGAGTTTCTAATATATAACCTAAATTTAACTTCTTCATTTGTGGCACTTTGCAAATTATATTTTAATGTGTACTTCCGATACTGTAACGAGATCTCGTTAGTGGTGTACATTGATATATCGGTTTCCACACCACCAAATAAAGACGCTGCTTGTATCGTTGTTTTACAATAGATGTAAGCTAATGAACTATTTATTTTGAACTTAAAGGATAGTCCATTAAGCTTGTATACAGACCCCCCTGTAAGCGGCGGCAACGTCACGGTTTTAACAGCGGTTCCATATGTTATAGCACTAGTCGAATAATATTCTGGATCGGTGTCTTCAATAATACGGCTAGAGTCTCCGGACATTACGGCAGTGCCTACACCCTTCAACTTTATATTGGGCATTGCATCAAAATATCCGAGTGTAGATATTGGAGCTCCTACGTCGTCGTTTTCATATTCAGATACCTTTGATACTATGGTTTTGGAAATATAAAATAAAGCTCCGTTGTTAGGTGTCCCTGCACCATGAACCCGTATGTAAATTTTCGGCGGGATTGTATCAAACTTAAACCTGATTTCTTTTGTAATAATTTCAGAAGTATTTGCATTAAATATTAACTCTTTTACTATCGTACCGCCTGCGTATATATCGACAGCTAATGCGCCAGACGTTAACCCCTCGACATATGCCGAGGCCTGTAATATATAAAGTTCCCCTGCGTCATACATACTATCAAAAGGTAATTTTTGATAGACATATCCAGGCTTTTCTTCTGTGCCATCACCTCTTATAAGCATACATCTTACATTGTTTCCGGTATGCTCTTCGCTTGCTTCTTGGCCATCAGTAACCTTGACCCAATAATCAGGAGCAATGTTTATCAAGTCTCCATACCCTCGGGATAGCATTACCCTAAAACTGCCAGTCTGCCCAACTGCAATAAATGTCTGTGTTTCTGGGGAATAGTCTATCGACCACCACTGATTAGCGGCTAACGACGGCTCGAGATACCAGGAACGTCCGTTATTACTATACATTACATTGTTGGTTATGGAGGTATCATAACATACTACCACAGCGAGGTTAAGCTCATCTGAATAACAGATATCTCTCCACTGATTACGATAATATATAATTGTTGAAGATCCGGATGTCATTTCAGATGCATTATACCCTATGTTGTCAGCTCCGGCTTTAACTGCGGAGTTCGATGTTTTTAAGTATATTTTAACAGTTACTGCCTCGTTAGCCGCTCCCTCGAACACACAGTTATAACTTTTATTTTGGTAAGTGGTTGAGGTCTCCGTCCATTCTTTTATAGTCGTTTCTGAGATAGTGGCCGTCTGAGCTGTCATTTTAAGTGATGCTGTGGGCCCTGCGGTGATTATTCTTAGCCGGCAATGTACATTATCAAGTCTGTAATGGTCGCCACTTGTTAGTCCGGAGGCAGGCAGAACAAATGTTATAATTGGATTGACCGCTGCCGTGTAACTTGTAGCTGTGGTCGTGTAGTTCCAACCTTCTTGTGTCTGATCTTCCAGAGTTCTCACAACTGTACTGGCTCCGTTTGATGTAGAAGACGAAGCGTATGGCGTGGTTTGGAGCGTCCAGCTAATCCCATTCGGAGAAGTTATTATTTGCTGTGTGCCATCTTGTGAGCAGGCCATAAATTGACTTTGAAGTTTAGCCCATATTACGCCGGTCCATTGTTGCGCAGGTGACGCTATAGATACAAAGTTAGACCCGCAGTCATTAGAGTACATTATACGTTTTGATGCTGAGCCCCCAAAGGCTACAACCACGACCCTGTTTAGAGTCTCTGAATATGCAGAACTTAACCAGTTATTACTTGTAACGTCAGCCGGTCCTAAAATGGTAGAATAACTTACTAACTTATTATCTGAATATAATATCCGATTTCCGGACCCTGATTGCGCAAATGCCATAAGTCTTCCATTGCTTACTGTAGCGTTCGGAGGAATAAATAGCAGGTTGCTCCACTGATTAGTGTCAGATGGCGTGGTTACAGCCTTCCATTCTGCCCCATCCGGAGAATATGCCAATAAGTCATAAGCTCCGGCTGCCGAGGTTACCGCACATATTACCCATATCCCCCAATCCGGACACCATACAAGACCTTTCCAGTTATTCGCATGATTTGACAGCACACTCCACCAGGGCGGAACAATCCATTCCGTACCTACCTCTGCCGTTGTTGGAGAATTAAATGACATTATCCGGTTAAGTGTTCGGGTTGCTGCGTTTGGCACATCACCCGAGGAAATAGTATCTGAAAATATTCTTGTTTCATATACTTCTCCGGTAAATGGGTATCTTGATGTTGCTCTTGGCACACATCCTATGGCACCGCGTACTGTTGACGTGGTCCCTATAGTTGCAGTTAGCTCGATCTCAAAAACTCCGTTAATATACAGTCTGAAAACTGTACCGTTTCTTGTTGCAACTACTTCAATAACTTGACCAAGAGACGCAGATTGGCCGGAGGTCACCGAAACTATAGTTCCACTATCATCCCTATGCTGAAATACGATTCTATTTAATCCTGATAGACCGACGTTAATAAGCGGCGTGTTACTGTTGTCGTTTCCGATGCCGAAAACTATTTGAGTCGCGTCGATTTTACCGACCTTAAATTTAGTATAAATTGAATAATTAGAACTGTTTGAGATCCCAGGATCAGGCAAAGCTACATAACCCGTTGCCCCATCTAAGTTAACCCCTACCGTTTCTGTTCTTTCCCATCCTCCGGATGCTAACCCATGATGTTTATTTCCGCTATTGTCAGGTATTATTGACTTCCCTGATATCATACATCTTGGATCTGATGAAACGCTTGAGCCTACTGCCATCCACATCTCTAATTCTTTTGAATATCTCACATTCGTAAAATCTGCCGAGGATGGACCGGTGATACCTTCCCATTCAAGATTTGTAGGAGTAGACCACCCTGATAAATTGTTATTTTTTACGATGTTCCCGCTGTGAATATCGTCCGATGAAATTATACAAGACCCATTAACATAGTGATCCCTCACTGTTTTTATCATGCGCTCTTGATAAGGGAACTCGGTTTTAATCGTGGCTGAAAATACGAGATTTTCACCAGGAATATCACCGGCGTTCATGTCTTCAGAAGAAGCATGTATAGACATTAGACCGGAGATGAAATATCCTTTTCTAGACCCTCCAAGCTCTAGAAATGAACGGCCATCTTGTGATAATGCAGCCTTGATTTTATACAGGTCATCCATCGACTCTGCGATGCCTGTAATCTCTATTTCGCTTCCTTTAAGACCCAGATCACCCAAATTAGTACCAACAAAGGAAGAACTTTCGGCCTCGCTAGTCCCTCTTACTCCTGTTGGCACGAATCTTACCATTTCAAAAGGCACGTTGTTTATATAGCTATTCAAGTCGTCTATATCCCTTTCAACATAGGGAAAATCAGTATCTACAATTGAGGCACTTGGAGGAATATAAACGCCACTTGAATCCGGAGGTGTATATTCGTCGTCGTCATCCTCGTCCTTTCCTCCGCCAGGCTCCGCGTTTTCTATTGGAGAGGTTGATTCTGATACCGGCGAAACTCCTTTATAATTTCCGGAGGCATTCCCTGACATATATATATTAGTTGCAACCACTGATACTTTAGTAGGTGCAGCATTATAAATTCCCCATCCTTGAACTGCTGGACCGTTTGACGACCCTGAACGGAGCCCTAGAGTGTTTGTAATGTTACAGTTGCTAACTTCTAATTTATGGGTCTGTGTCGAGCTTATACCACCCGTAACCATGATCCCATTTGCATAACAGCCGTCAAATGTACAATATTCTATTTTTACGCCATTTCCCCACACTGCAAAGCCAATACCTGAAGACCATGAAGCCCAATCCGCCCATGCCACCTGATTTGAAAATTTACAATGATGGATATGAATACTCTGACTGCTTGAACCTGCTGTTTTTAACTGGTCATTAATCCAAATTCCGTCCAGGCTTGGACCCTCAAAGTAACAATTGTAAACCTGTATCCCGTTCGTAAGTATAGATTTATTCCCTTCATTGGCAATCTGCATACCATTATGACCATATTTAGCGGCTCCGTTATTGTGGTCTCCTGCATAAGCGAACATGTCACAGTCATGTACTGGTACATTTTGGCAGTTGTCTAGTCTTACACAACTGTCCGTAATACCGTAAAATGTAGAATTTGTTATCTCGTTTCCGTCTCCATCGACCTCTATCCACATCACAGCGTCATGCTGATGATTGCTAGCGTAACAGTTTGCTATACGGATATTTCCGCGCCCGAACATGACATGCATAAACTCGCCAAAACTATCGAGCGTAACCATGTCATGTATGTATATGTTAGTGCATTTAGTCCCGCTTCCAGAGGCTCCTTTAAAACCAAAAAGTCTTTCAACACCTGATCCCGCACTTTGAAGTTTATCATGGGCATAACCTAATTTTGTGCTTTGATTGTTACAATTGCCGGACACTGCAAAGCCGCATATTTCAACATCGGCTACATATGCGTTTAACTGGCCTATAACTGGCGTGCCATTCGGAAATATACAATCACTTGGGTCTGTTCCACATACTCCATCCGGAACCCAAAGCCTGACCCCTGCCTCGGCCATCCAGGTCACTTTATTAGCGATCTTAATTTGGCCTTCAATATTATAGTCATGAGGTGCATTATCGTTTCCAGTCCCAAGCATTTTTATAATGTTCCCAGGATTGCTATTTGCCCACGTCATAGCGGTATTTATCTCTGCCTCATCGTGTGTTCCATCTGTCGTATAATACCCTGTTGGCCCGCCAGACCATGTAATTGTACGTACTTCACCAGTCATATTTGGATAACCCCTTTCCTTTTTGTGTTATTTGTCAGCTGTGCAGCTTGCGGTATTTTAACCCTTTTGTGTCACTCACTTTCCTACACTGCGCTTTGCATCGCTTACCACGTTTGAACTTGATTTTGTAGTATTAATGTTGATCGTGTTGCTTGTGTTGTTAGTGGTTGTCGTGGTCGTTTTTGCTGAAATGACCTTAACATTGCTTTCGCCGGTTCCACTGCCTCCGCGTGAGGTCTTCCCTAGTTTTGCTGTGGTATTCCATTTTCCGGCCAAAGCTGCAACATTTCCCACCTGTCCGGCAGAGGTTTTCAAGGCAGCACCGATTTTAGAGGATGCGCTTACCGCCGCGCTTGCTGCGTCGCTTGCCATGCTTGATATGTCCTTAAACGATGCTGCGTAACTACCGTTTGCATTTGTTGCTATCTGGACGGAATAGGTAAGAGCCTCTACTCCACTTTTGGCAGATGATACCGTGCCACTCATATCTGTGGATGCTGCCCCTACACTATTCATAGAGGTAACCATGCCAGCACCCGCCGAAGTAACCAAAGAACTCATGCCTGTTGCAGTGGACCCCGTTTGAATAAAAGATCCCTGCATTTGAGTACCCGAGTTAGTGACCGCCGACCCCATGCCGGTTGCAGAGCTCCCTGTTTGAATAAAAGATCCCTGCATTTGAGTACCCGAGTTCGTGACCGCCGACTGCATAGAGTTAGCGTCATAACCTACCATATTGAAGACAGACCCCATCAGAGTACCCGAGCCTTGCATACCTATTGCAGAGTTAGACATTGCTGTACCCATCCCTGTTGCTGCTGTTTCTACGGTTTGCCCGTCCCCTCGTATTGTTTCGGCTTTTGCGTGGATGTTTATCCCGAGACGTTCAAACTGGCCAACTATTCCGTCGATAGCACCAGTAACACTGGTCACCAGATTAGCAGGTATCAGGCTGGATATTTTTTCTTTAATCCAGTCTACGACTTCACCGACTCCGGATTTAAGAATGCTTGCAGCTCGTAATATTTCAGATGAAACTATCGTGAAAATATCTTTTAACAGGTTCCACGAATAAGTTACCAATCCTGTTTTTTCGTTTAGATAATACAGACCCGCTGCAAGTAATGCTACCCCTGCAACTATAGCGGTAACCGGTAAAAGTACAGTGGATAAACCTACTCCTAGAGCCAGCTCTGCCGCTGCAACTGCTGAAGTCGCTACACCAAGTAAAATAAATCCAGACGTCAGTCCGGCTATAATAGCTATGCCTGCACCTGCCGCCACGATAAACGTTTGAGTTGTTTCTGAAATGTTAGATAGCCAGTTAGTAAGACCAATGCCAGCCTTTACAAGGGATTCTATAGCTCCCATTAAAGACCCTGCTTGTACGGTCATAGTCTGCATATCAAAGCCTACTAAGTCGGCTAGTGCCATTGTAACATTATCTTTTAGTGTAGATAATAATCCTGCTAGGGTCTTACTCCGTGCTTCCATTGCACCGGTATATTTTTGGAAAATACCATCTACACCTACTAAGGCAGCATTTATTGATTCTTTATTATTCCTATCAATTACCTTAACCTGCTGCTGGCCATATTGGTCGGTATACATCAATGCTGTTTTACCGGCCTCGGCCATTGATACCCCTAAACTTTCCGCGTTTTTCTTCGTTATTTCGACAGCTTTTACACCATACTCTTTCAGTCTCTCGAACTCACCTGTCTGAGCGTCGGCTAACATTTCGACAGTATCGTTCAAAGACTTGCCCATAGCGGCGGAAGTGTCCCCTAATATAGTGAGATAATCAGCTGCTTCTATTCCATAGGCTTTAAGCTTCACTGTAGCGTCCAGAAGCTCAGGGAACTCAAATGGAGTATTTGCAGCGAATGCTGATAAGTTCTGGAACTTTTCTTTTGCTGTATCGATGTCACCATATAGAACTGTAAGTGTTGTGCTAGCATCTTCAAAATTAGATGCCACGGCCAGCCCTGCGCCTGCTATGGCTGCTATGGCGGCGGGAACCGTGGCAATGCTCGCAGATAGAGCTAGTTTGGTTTCGTTACTCATCTGCGATAAATGAGTTGTGGCATTTGTGATAGCAGAATCGAGTTTATCAAAACTGCCCCCATCTATGTCCAACGCGGCTTTTGCAACAAGTGTACCTACTACCAGACCCATAAATCCACCTTTTTAACCCAAATGTGTAATTTGTCAGCTGTATAAACCACCTGATATTACCACAATTGGGTCATTTTCTACGCTCAGCCGCTTTAGTTTTACATCTTGCCGCGACGGCTTCGCCACGGGCTTTGATGCGTTCCACCTGTTCAGCTTCAGATATTTGCAGAAGTTTAGCTTTTAATCCTGCTGGTAAAAAGTCGGTTAACTTCCAAAGCTTTTTATCTTTGCGTTCCGTCCTGGGAGCGTTCAGTATCGACGTTTTAAGATCAGCGTGCCTGATTACTCTTTCTTCTTGATAGTCGAATCCTTCACATAGGATAATTTCAAGCTCTGCAATAGTCATTTTAAATGACACTGAAGGCAGTACCCTACATCCTGAAGCGTGGTATGCTGCCCTCTGAAGTCTGTCTATAAAATCATATACGTCTAGATCCTCTGATTGATCTCTGGGGGTTCCAAAGGGCTAGATCCTGGTCTCGGCCTGCGTCTTCGGTATATTGTAGCTGGCTGTTTACTGGTCGCTCCGCCCTGCATAGGCATGTCTGCGCCCCCAAATGCTGAGCCCTGGTTTGGTCTCTGGCCCCTATCATAGCTATTATTCGGAGAGTTATTCATTCCAGATGCTTGACCCTGTGTATTGGGGTTATCAGCCCCGTTGTTTCCAGCGATAGGATACGTTTTTACCATTGGCTCGCCTGGGTCTACATATTCTTTATCATCGCCATAATACCCTTCATATTCGTACTCATCACCAGACATGAAGTCGTCGTCGTCGTTGGATTCGCTGCCACCGTCTTTCCCTGGGATTTCAGAGGAAGATATCAGACTTTCCTGTATAGCGGAGTCAATCAGTACGTCAATGGCAGAATTCAACCGGTTCAGTTCAGCCTGTGCTTTTTTAATCAGAGCAATCTCCCTCTCTTCGCTGATCTGCTCTATCTGTTCAGCAAAGGCTCTCTGTTTCTCTACCGTCTTCCTGTCATATAGACCACTGTCTACAAAGGCATCTACTAGTTTTTTATCTAGTTCTTTGTGCCCATAGGTAACAAGGTAATCCTGGACCAATTCTGTAGTTTCTGCCATGGTAATTGTTGGGTTACCATGCAAAAGCCCTACCCGTATCATTTCAATTATGGTATTTTCTGGGATACCTTCCCCGCCTTTGTTTTCATCTTCCATAGCCATGAGTCCAGCTACAAACCCTCTTTTTGTCCTGGCATTGACCACTGCGAACAGTTGAGGAAAATATCCAATTGGATACGATAGTGTTTTACCGTTAATAAATGGAGTTTCTGCTATCATGTCAATCAATTCCGGTTTTTTGTTTGCCCGTAATCTCCGAATTATCCATCTAGGAACATCAGATCCTCGATACTATAATCAGAGATTACGCCCTTGCAAAAAAAAGGTTAATAAACCTAGTCGCTTTATCGTCCTCTTGTACTGCAAGTAATACTCTGGTTACAGTGTTTGCTGCTCCAAGAGTTATATTTCCTGACATTGTGCCACTGGTAAGCTCGGTCCATGAATATCCATTATCCAAGCTGTAGCCGATAAATGAAGCTCCGGAAGCAGTCACTTTAATAGTTTCTGCGGCGGTTGCTGAAAGCTCATTAACAACTATGTCCGTTACAGTGCTTGCGACAGATGCCTCCACGGTTGAAGGAATCACAGTTCCCGTTGTGATCTCAATCTTTGATATGGAAGCTCCTGTCGTACTCTTCCTAAGCTTTCCGTCAGCTTTCAGACTACCGGCGAACATTGCGGTATTGTCTTCTGCGTCTGGTTTGAATTGCATCACCAGAGCATCGTATTCATACACAAGTCCGGACTCGGTAAGAATCACCTGGAATACATGATGGACGTTATCATCAAGTGCAGCCTCTAAGAGCATTTGACCCGCGTCATTCGGAATCAACAATCCTGAAATGTCCACTGTTCCGCCGTCATACTGATTTTTTCCAGTCCTCGAGTATTTCCCTGTGATATATGAACTTGTGTTTTTATCGCCATATTCGCCATCAGGAATAGGCAGAACGTCGAGATTAAGCCCGTTGATTTCCGTACCATCAATCTTAAAGATTGTTAACCAAGTGTCTTTCGCATCGTCAAATATCATAAATTCACCTTTGATATTTTATTGATACTGTTATGTTGTATATTGTTCCTTCTGTTTTATTTGTCTTGACGTGAGTGTATCCATTACAGGAAATGCGTTCAAAGTAAGTATCACCCTGCGTGATGTTACCTTTAAGCCTTAAAAACTCACTTAATTCTTGTGCGGTGCTCTTTGCGGTTTCCAGATCAAAATCCCTTACTGATATTACTATAATACCTCTGTAAATGTGCCTCCTGCCTGTAAAATGTAAATCGCCTTGCCCTGGTTCTGATCTCAAAACTACGCAATTTTCATTATCTGGGTCCATATATTCAAGATATATATTTAATGTGTTAAACTGGTTCCCTATATAATCCGCGAAGTCGTCAACCCAATCAGTCATAAGCTCACCTTTTTAAGATATCCTGCCACTGTTGTTAATAATTGTGGTGCGTGGTTATTGAATGGGATTCTCAAAAATCCCGCCTGGCCTATGGGGTGATAAGGTCTAGGGTTTTCATGCACGGTAGCAGCATAGAAGGTATTATAGTACAATGTAACTTCTATTCTGGTCGCCCCTCGGTCCATCTGAAGGTTTCCGGTCCCTACCATCTCGCCGGTGTCAATTGGGCAATAATTATCCTTTGAATCATTTATAGTGTCCCTACCCCATGCCTCTAGTGCTTTCGCCCCTTGCTCAGCATACTTTTTTTTAACTTTTGCAATGTTACGCTCGCAGACCTCTAGTCCCGTCACTCCTTCATATTTCATTTGAGATTTTCAACTCCGAGAGTGACCTTTATGCCTCGTACGATATGTAACCTCATGTCCTCCAACATTTTTACTGACTTTATAGGCGCTCTCATGCCTTCTATCATGATTACGCTTTCATTCGTAACGTCGGTGTTTATTGGGAACACTACCCAACCAGAGTTTATAAAAGGCTTCTGACCGTCGTTACTAATTTCAACGGAATACTCACAGCTTACAGGTGTAGGGGTGCTGTCATATTTTTTATGATATCGCCCGTTATAAGATGGACTTTGGACGGTGCACGTTTTTGTAAAGCTCATCATCCCGTTTTCCATATCGACCACCTTTATAGTGCATAGATAACCGCGTTTACGGTGATGGCTCCGCTGTCGGCTGTGAATTTAGCCCATGGCTTTACAGTGGTCTGTATCCCTTCTATTGTGATTATAGACTCTGTGGTAATATCGGTATTGGTTGGAACTGCGAGCCAGCCGCTAAGTATTTGTAACGTCCCTTCTGCGTTGGACCCTTTAGAGATGGAGTATTCACAGGCCACCGGTACAGGGTCGGCTAAATACTGTTTATGATACCTGCCTCTGAAGTTAGGGGTTTGAATCGTGCAGGTTTTCGGCATGGGCATAAATCGGCCTTCATTTACCATAGTACCGCCTCGTTTCGTTATGCGGTTATTAGTTCTTCTGGTGCTTGCTGTGTTTCTATATATGCGGCCTCGTTGTCGGTTCCTTCGTTGAAAACATACATACAGAAATAGCAAATTGTTGCAAGCGTCCCACTTGCCCTGCATGTCTGCACCCGGTATGTTTTTTTATTGTGTGCCCCGAACTGTTCATTAATTACCAATTCTGGAGTATCCATATATTCAAATTTTGAGTTTATACTTGAGAGGAGTTCAGATTTTAATACCATAGTTTCACCACATTTTAATTAATTTAATTTGTCGAATGCGATTTTAACGGCTATGATCGACTTTACTGATACAGTTCCCGCTCCGTAATTGGTAACGTAAACTTTTGTACCGGCGGGATTAACGGCAGCCCCGAAGGGATTTGCACCAACAGTGACGGTAGCAGATACAGTATTTGAACTTGTATCGATTACTGATACAGTTCCCGCCCCTTTATTGGTAACGTAAACTTTTGTACCGGCGGGATTAACGGCAAC